CAATACCGCCCACAGAGGGCCGCGCGGCTTCGCCGGCCGCAGCTCCCGTCCCGCCCGCCGGCGCAAAGCCTTCCCCTTTAGGGGAAGGTGGCACAGCCGCAGGCTGTGACGGATGAGGCCTTCCCACGTCCTGGCCCGTCGCAGCTGTACTCCTCGGCTTGATGATCTCCCCGGTGGACAGCCTGGTAAACGTACCCATAAAAACGTCCCTCCATTAAGGATTGTAGCCTATATCATTCTTTTCAAGAATGGCTTTCAGCTCTTCCTTCTGCCTGTTGTTGAGATTATTCCAGATGGAATCAACATAGCCAATGCCCTGTTGATATTTACCGCTCCCGAGTTGTTCGTTGATGGTATTCCGCACCGATGCGGGAAGCCCATCAAACTCTTTTCCGCTGATCTTGTTCACAAGGCCTTGCGCATACCTGTTTGCGTCCGTGGTTCCAACTCCGTTTGCCCGCAGCCAGGCGTAGGCGTCGTCGTAGGAGCGGATACCGGCGTCATAAAGCCGCTGGTACACATCCCCGCTCCCGGTATTCTGAGATGTTCCGCTTCCGGAGCCTCCCCCGCTCCTTCTGCTATTGGCCTGCTGTGCCAGCATTTGGGCGGCGTTGTAGGCGGTGGTCAGGTTGTCGATCTCCCCGTCGGAGTAGCCCAGGTCCCTGTACCCGGAGAAGTCGCCGATGGAGGCCAGCATCTGGGCCTTTGCCAGGGCCTGCTGATACTCCGTCTCGCTGCTGTACCGCTGGTCGGCGATCTGGTCCCGGCCCACCTGATAATTCCACTGGGCGTCCTGCCGCTGGTCGGTGATCTGGTCTCGATACACCCCGTAGTTGAAGTTCCGGTCCGCGTTGTACTGGGCCAGCCGGTCGGCGTACTTGCCATAGTCCCCTTGCTCCAGGGCGGCCAGCATAGACAGGTTGTCCCGCAGGCTGTTCCCCTCGTCCTGATACATGGAGTAGGCCAGCTGCCGCAGCTCCGGGACCTTATCGGCCAGGGCGGACATATAGTTGTCATAGGTCTGCTGGGCCGCGCCGCTCGCGTAAGAGCTTGCCAGGCCGCCTGTCCGGGCCGCCATCTGGGCAAGGGTGTCCTGCATGGCCCGCTCCCCGCCCCTGGTGTAGCTCTCCCTGTACTGCTGGAAGGCGGGGTCGTTCTCCGCGTTGTAGGAAAAGGGCTCCCGGCCCAGAATCTGGGCGGTCAGGTCGTCAATTTTATCCTGATAGCGGTTGACGCAGCCCGGGGCGTCCCCATAGCTGAAGCTTCCGCCCCCGCCCCCGCTGTAGCTGCCGCCGCCGCTGTAGCTGCCGCCGCCCTCGTCCGGGTTCCACCGCTTTACGGACAGCGAGGAATATCCGCTTCCGTCCGTGCCGCCGGAGTAGCCGTACTTGCTCCGCAGCGCCTCCGCCTGGCCGTGGGCATAGTTCATGCCCGCGCTGTCCCCGGCCTTTTGGGCGTCCTGGTACATGGACCGAAGCGTGTTGATGGTTTCCAGGTCCTTGTCAGACATATAGCTCCGGTCGCTGACGGAGCCGCCGGATACCGTCCGGTCTCCCCCGCTGAGTACGGCGTCCGCGCTAGGGGCGGCAACGCTCCTGCTCGTGCCGCTGTAGCCGCTGTTCCGGTAGTTAGACGCCTTGACCGCGTATCCGTCGTCGTTGTAGGTGACGTTGTAGCCGCCCTGAGATACCGTCTGTCCGGCCAGGGCCGTATTTCGGGACAGATCGGGCGCTCCGCTCATTTTTCCGACTTTTTTTGCCATAGAATTAACCCCCTTTTCTTATGTCTGGTTTGCCTCCAGCGCCGACAACCGGGCGGAGAGCTCTGCATACTGCCGGTTCATCAGCTCCAGGGCGCTGACAAGCGATGTTTGGAGATTTGCTGTTGTCTTACTCTGCTCCTCGATTGCGTCCTTGATTTTGGAAAAATCCTTTTCAATCTGCCCAAGCATATAGTCCAGGGTCTCGTGCTGGTTTCTGGTGTAGGCGCACAGTGCCTTCACCGTACTTTCTACATCGCTTTTCTGAAAGGCCGGCGGGGAGCCGGGAAGAATCGAAGCCATGTCGTCCTCACTCCTTCACTTTAAAACTCGCTGCCCACGGAAAACTCCCGGACAATGCTCTTGATGACGCACGCGCCCTTTCCGGACAGTCTGATCTGGAAGCTGTCGCAGCGCACGGGCAGAATAGGGATATTCATGGTTTTCGCCCGCTGGTTGTGTGTGGAGAATACCTGACGGAAGGGAGCTCCGTCCGCGCTGACCTCAATTTTCAGCCAGGCCCCGGTCTCCAGGTCCGCCCGCAGGTACAGCCGGGAGTAGCCCTTCCGCCCGTGGGTGGTCTCGTCCATCCGGCACAGGGTGGCGCTCCAGAAGATCGGCCCCTCCTCGCCGCCGTCCTGCCCCATCATCAGCACCTTTTTGTTGCCGCTGTCCAGAAAGTACAGCGTCCCGTCCAGATAGGCGAAGTCCACCGCGTGGATGGCGTCCTCCCGGAGCCAAAGCCCCCGGATGGTATCAAACACATACAGTTCCCAGCTCTTGTCCTCCCGCTGCATAGACAGGTAATACCGCTCTCCGTCCGTTCCGCCGATCCCGTTCTCAAACCGTCTGGTTCCAAAGTTCTCCGAGATCAGCTCCGGGGTTCCGCCGGAGTAGGCGTATATGCCGTTCCGCCCCTTGTAGAACAGCATTTCGTTGATAACGGTCAGCGACTTCTCGCTCCCCTTCTGGATGCCGGGGACGGTGTAGGTGTAAATCTCGTACTGGGCCGGGTAGCTGCCCAGAATCTTGTGCAGGTAGTTCTCCTTCCAGAACAGCACCGTGGACGAGTAGGCGCAGCAGCCGGTAAAGTCCCCGTCGCTGCCCACCGACACCGAGTAGCTGTCCGTGGCCAGTCCGTCATAGACGAAGAAGTTGGTGGGGTCTCCCAGGGCGGAGGCATAGATGGTGGTCCCCTCCGCCCCCCATATCCGGTTGTCGCACTCACAGATACAGGTGAAGGCCGGCACCTTCCGCTCGATCAGCACCGTCCCGGCCTCTGTCCCGGCGGAAAAGACATTGCTGCTAAAGGTCAGCGTCCGCCCGGACACAGACCGGATCACGCGTGTCCCGTTGTTGCCCGGCAGGCTGGCGCACCCGGAAATTTCCACGCCGTCCCCGGCCTTGAAGATACCGTCGAATTTGGGATACTCGTGCTTGGTGGATTCGTGGACCGTCCCCACGATGGTGTAGGTGTGATTCGACTGCTTTTCGCAGGACTTCACCGCCATGTACTGCCGCTCTGTCACGCTCTCCTCCCGGCCGTCCAGGCCGTATCGGGTCAGGTCGCCCTCCTTCAGCTCCGCCGCCGTCTTTTCCGCAGCGCCGGTCATGGTGATAACGCCGGTCTGCTTGTCCAGCGCGGCCCCGGTGTACACGGTGACAGCCGTACTCCCGGCCACGCCGGCAATTTCGGTATCCCTGTCCCGGGCCAGGTCGATATAGCGCTCCCCCTCCGGGACGGTGATGGTATTGGCGGTAAAGGTCACGTCCCCGGCGTATCCGGGACAGCTGGCGGAAAGGCTTCCGAATTTGTCCTCCTTGGTGTCGTAATACACCTTGTCCGGAAAGATCACGATCTTGGTGTTGATGGTGGCGAACAGCTTTTCTCCGGCCTCCACCCGGCCCACCACCTTCCCGTCGTAGATAAAATCCGTCCCGTCCACCACGCACAGCTTCCCCCGTGCGTACAGTCCGGTGGGGCAGCTGTAGCTTCCGAAGGTCTTACGCCCCGCCCGCTGGGACAGACAGGGATACCGGGCTGACGACAGCCCCAGGCTCTCCGACAGCTCCCCGTCGTTGGGCTGCGGCCCGTAGTTCACCCCGCCGAAGGCGATGACCTGCTGCTTGGCCTTGTTCGTCCGGGCCGGCATGTAAGGCAGTCTCAAAGCGCTCTCCTCCTCTCTCTAATCGGTCCGGAAGCCCCGGGGGCCTGCAGGAATATGGGTCCGGTTGTACGCCTTTTTCCACTCGTCCAGGGCGGCGTTGTAGGCCGCCGCCGAGTTGTTGTAATTGTCCATCTCCCGGTTGACAAAGTCGATCTTGCTCCACAGATACAGGTCGTACAGCCCGTCGTAGGGCGCGGGGACCAGCAGCTCCGGCTCGTCCCCCTCCTCCGGGAAGAACCTGGGGTATTCGGGCAGCTCCGTCCAGCCGCACAGCGCACACTCGGAGTAATCCAGCCTGCAGTGGTACAGCGGCTGCTCCGGCCGCCCCCCCTCCTCCGGTTCTCC